TACTCTTTGAAATCTTACTTAAAGTGGCTTTTGTCTCCTCAGAATGAGTTTTACCATAAAAAGGATTACGCTCTCCCATGTGGCTTTCAGAAATCCTTTTCTTTGCCTCATCAGAAAGATGTTTTCCAAGATTAAATGTATTCCCAATATTTCTCTCCAACATCTTTTTTCTATATTCTGGGTCTTGCCACAATTTCAAAAATTTCTGTCTTGAGATTTCTTTATTTTTTGGCAAGTTTGCTGTTTTCTTGTTTGCAATAGTTTGGCGTAATAATGTTTCTTGTGTGGTGTTTTCGCTATTCCTACCTGCATTATTTATAAGTTTATTATATCCATTTTCTATTGCATTAAACTTCATAATACATTCCGATTCAGTCTTAGTGGCTTTATCGAATGTATCAATATTATCCTCAATTATATCAAATTCAAAACTATCAAGTCCATATAAATTAAAATCTTCTTGCATCAACTTACTATAATGATTTCCCTTATTTAATCTATATTTATGACTTGAAATCCTTCTTTTGAAGTTATTTGTAACTCCTATATAAACATTTCCCGTTATTACATTTGATATTTTATATACAGTAAACAAAATTATCATCTCCTAACATTATTTACTGTATTATACCATACCTTGTGCTACTTGTCAAGTTCCTTTATAACTTAGCTTTCCAATTTTAACGCAGTTTGCACTCACTGGTTTCCCAGTAAGGGGGCAAATAGTTTACCCGCAACAAATCGTTCATAGAAAACACCACTATACATTTTTTCATATCTGTCTCTTACTGCTTGTGAAAGGGATAAATTATCTTTCATTGTAAAATGTAGATATAATCCGTCATTCTCTTCAAGATTTTTTAATACGTCTTTATAAAACCAATGATATGGGCTATTGGGGTTACAACTTACAAAACACTTTGCTCCATGCACTGAAAGACGTGATGTTGCTTGTAAATAAAAAGATTGTGGCATGAGAACTACTTCATCTAATAGCAACCCTGCCAATGTTATTCCTTGGATCTGATCGGCTGAAGATTCATCTTTCATTATGTTATCTTACAGGTTTTTTATCCTGCAATTCTTATGGTAACGACTTCCCATAAGTTCGGCGTACATTTTCACCATGCTATTTCTAGTTTAGGTGTTCAGCACTCTTGGCAGGGTTATATTTATTCACCTGCTACGCTCTACGGTGCTAACTAGCCTATTCGCAATCTAGTTAGTTACCTCGGTATTTGCTTATTTGAATTTTCTTTTATGACTAAAATCATTTTGCTCTTTCCACGTTGCCCAACGACAATTTTCTTTACAGTAGTTACCGTTTGGGTCTATCCTATCAAGTGAAGTGTTTTTCCTACCATATTCTTCAACATGTGCCAAAAAAGAATCATACATATCATTATAGAAAGTTTCAAACGAATTAAACCACTCATCTGACATCTTAATTCCAACTTCCCCATAATATTTATAATCCTTATTATTTTTATTATAACATCTTCCTTTAATAGTTACCCATGTTTTATAAATTGGAGAATATCTAAGCCCATGTGTTCTATTCTTGTTTGCAACATAGTCAGAGCGGTAGCAACCACATGATTTAGTGTTTCCATTTCTCAGTTTATATAGACATATTTCTATAAACTTTCCACATAAACATTTACATTTTACATACGGTTTACCATCTTTTCTTCCTAGATATTCTACAACTTTCAATCTTCCATATTCTGCTCCTACTAATGATTCGTAATCAATTTTACTCATGCACTATAACCTCCAAATACTTATTTCTTACATTATAGCACATTCAACTCTCTTTGTCAAGCATTTACCGATTTTGCTGAATTTATTTTATCAATGTTTCCATTGAGAGGTGGCAAAGCGTTCACCACCAAACAGCCAGAAGTAATTCACTCTGCCATCATTTTTTATTTCTAAATAATTATCACTCCTATGGTCTATACATTCATATCCGATTGCTAAAAGCATTTGCTTTAGTGTTGGCACTATATTACGCCTAACTGCACCCACACTCTTTCCACAAATTGCTGCATTCATCTCATCAAAATTATTCATAATAAACATTACAAATGATAGTGACATAGCTACCGTATTATGTGTTACTATATATTCATCTGTTAAGTATGTGTGTGATTCATGTTCTACTTCTATGCACTGACATTCTTTCTTGCCAACATACTCTATTTTTGCTATTTTCATATGCTGTCTGTCTTTATGTAAAATCAATTTATGGTTTGGCGAGTATTTATCTCTTGTAACATATATTCCTAGTGAAAGTGCTAGTTCGTAAATTATATCTATTACGCGCCTGTTTTCATTAAAGATGCTAGTGCCTTTATAAGTTGTATCTGAACGTGAATCTAATATTCCTTTTAACATTGCTTTTCTTGTAAAGATTGAGTATCTTAATAGTTCTTCAAAATGTTTATCAATAAGTTCTTTTCTTATTCGCCCTATTCCTAGCCCGTTTATGAATTTTGGTATATAAGTTGGTATATATTTTGCTATTTCTAAATGACAATCATAATTATCTGTTGAAATCATGTAATAATCTTTATCATGTTGCCCTGTTTCTAATATTACCCCATACACATATGCAAGTGGTTCTATTTTATTTGTGAAATTTACTGCATCACATATTGGGAATAGATAGTTCTTGTGTTTTTTCTTTTCATAGTTCTTTAGTATTTCACTAAATACTATTGGCTTTGTCTTTCCATTTGGGTTTGACATTACCTCCCACAAATGTTCTTTTCCACATTCTGTGTATCTTCCATCACTAAATGTGATTCCCCACACATCTTTCTCACCTTGTGGGTAAATATTTATTACTTTAGTAGGCACGCCTGTTCTTGCAATAACTTCATCACCTACTTGTATTTCCCCCATTTTCCTAAAACCTTTAAGAGTTAATACATTAGCATCTAGTGGTTGTTCTTTACCACTTCTTACGCTACCATCTGCCACTACCATGAATTTATCTTGCATAGGACTTCCATCTTGCCAAAATGTAAATAATTTCTTCTGTTTTTCTGAAAAGGGCTTAAATTCAAATGCTGATTGCTTTATATCTTTCCTATTAGCCATTTATTCATCCTTCTTCAAGGCTTCATGAAGCTCTTTATATTCATCATCCTTATCTTCCCAATTAGATTCTATGCTTCCCTTTAGTGCTTCAAGGATTTGCATATTAAGATTATTTTCAACATTAGCTTCACTGACCCAGTTAAAGTATTCTTGTAGTTTAGCCCAACAAGTTATCTTATCATAAAGTTCTATCTTTACCCCATCTTTTCCATTTGAGATATTCTTTACAATGCTTGTATCAAGATAGTCACTATTCTTTACAACAACTTTATTTCTCTTTGTGTAAACTGGCTCTCCTGTGTCTATATCTACCATAATACTTCCATCAGGATTATACTTAGGCTCTTCTACTGTCTTAAATTCAACATAGTCCCCAATATCTGCAAATGCTCCCTTTACCAAGAAGTTTACATAATCTTTTGCGATTACATTTATTTCATCTGGCACATGTTCTTCTATTAGATTCTTTATTTCTTTTTGGATTTCTGCTTTTTTAATAAGTTTCTTTGCTTCATTCTTTACTTCATCTCTAGGCACTTCAAAAGCTCTCATGTATGCCTGTTCAGGATTTCTGCACTTTAGATATTCTATGACAAATTTATTTTCCCGTTCTGTTAGCAACCCTTAACCACCCCTTTCTTTAATTTTCTTTATTATAACACAAGTAATTGTATATGTCAAGTATTATTAAAAAAGACTACTATAAGGAGGTGCCTATATGTGAAAAATGAAAGGATTTTGCAAGATATTGGTTCTGCCCCAATGCTGTGGAATTTGAATTTCCATGTTCTTCTAATTAAACTAATCTTGCGTGGTTGGGACTGAGGTAGTTGAAACCTCCATACAATTTTATAAGAATTGCGTGATAACCGCTTCACTAAGTCCCATATTAGAAATATGATTAACAGGTGTGTGCATTACCATCTCATATTCCCTATCTGCACACTTATATGATACATGTAAACTGATAGTATCCATTTGACATCCTCCTATCATTATTATAGCACAATGAAGGATTGTCAATAATTTTTTATCAAGATTATTAGTTTCCCATTCTTCAATGGTACTTACGAAACTTACCTCGTGAAGGTTATCTTGCTTTAAGTCCCATAACATGTGATTTTTAGGTAGCCCCTCCACTACACACGGTTACTCACGAACCTAGACCTCTACCTCTCTTGCCCCATTACATATTTGGGGGGTCATTCCCTGTTCATGAATCAAGATTTTATCTTCTAGGCACTTCTCAATTCATGTATTTACCATTCAGCATTTTAGTTATAATTTGATTTGTTATAAATTTGCTGTTTGTGCCTTATACTCTAGCCACTCTATACCTGTGTTAAAATTCCATATTTTAATTAAGGTGATTTGCTGTACGTGACTACCCTTAACCAGTCTATCGTCTAGTTGTGACTATATTATATCACATCTCTGTGATTTTGTCAACAACATCATATCGACTTTTTTGAAGTTCTTTTACAAGAGCCTTGTAGCAATCAAGCTCACTGGACATTACCATACTCATTAGATTCTTGCTGAACCCACTAAGTAGGATTACTCCACTCTCATTTTCTGTTAGTGGAATAGTATTGGTTCTACTATTTACATTCCAGAAGATGAGTTTAGGTAACTTGTATCCCTCTGCCTTGTACTTCTTCTCAATTTGCTTGAAAAGCCGTGCATTAGGGTTTTGCATGGCATAGTTAAATTCCATGTCGCTGATAATGAGAATATTCTCAGGCATATCTTCTTGCCCTGCATTGTGCTCAATAGCTGTTTCAAGAAGTTCATCAAAAACTGCTTCAACATTTGTGCTTGAGCAATCTGTGTACTGATGCAGGAACTCTAACTTAGCCTTTAGTGACTTTGCTCTTTCTGGTAGCTTTAAGCACTTTGCATTACTTGCAAATGTCATGAAATAATTCTTGAACTTTCCTTCCTGATTCTCTGCACAATAGAGTGTAAGTGCATCTGTAACATCTAATGCTGAAACATTAGAATTTCCAATAGTACACATCATGCTTCCACTGCCGTCTCGCACTACCATAGTGTTCTTAAAACCTTCTGGCTTCTTTTGTGCTTCCCAGAGGGCTTCTAGTGTAAGGTCTAATGGCTTTACATCACTTCTCCATCCTATTGTGTTCATATATGAATGAACAATATCATGAAGGAACATTGCCTGTGCGTTAATCTTCTTTTCACCCTTCTCTAGGCTTCTAAGATATTCTGACCTACGAACTGGATCATGCTTATAGAAAGCATCCTTGTAGATGAGATTAGCCTTTGATGGCACTTTCTCATAATCAATCTTTTCCCACTCATTCCCTGACATCCTACTCTCTACGATGTCAATCTTCTTGCGAAGTTTTACAAGTAGCTTTCGATATGCCTTTGGTGTTAGCCCCATCTTCTTGAGAATGTATATTGCCTTACATCGTGTTAAAGCACTACTTGTATTCTCTGATGGCATCCACTTTGCCAAAAGTGATGGATGCTCACTACTCTCATCTTTTTCTAGCTGTGAGATAATCTTATTGAGAACTATACTTTCTACCTCACTACCAAAACCTTTATTAATTACAGAGAGATAATCATCCCATCTGCCATAATCTTCTAGTGGAAGCTCTAGAAATTTCTTTCCAAGTTTTACATCCTGATAAAGAAGCTCATTTAGGAAAATCTTAAATGAATTTCGTTCCCCTACACCTTCATGAATATCTCGAAGATAAAGTAGCCAACGTAGTGCTAAATTCTTATTTTCTTCAAGAGCCTCTACAAAAAGGTCTCTATCTGGATTTGTGCGAAAGCTAGGAATCTTAAAATTTAAGTCTACCAGCTTCTTCCCAGTGCTCTTATATCCCTTTGCCCCATTCTCTGTGTAGATTGTGTTTTCCATTTCTGCCATGATGTTCATTAGTATCATCCTCCTCTAGTTACGTTTAACTATTCTCCTTAGTTAATTATTGCTGTTAGTAACTAACTTTTTACAAGTCGCTTTAATATTTATCCCCAAATATTTTATAAATTTGCTGTATGCGACTTTGTGTGTTGCCTATGTGCTTATTATAACACATCTTTTTCTTCTTGTCAACCCCCTCTTGAAAACTTTTTTGAAAAATTTTCAAGTTGCTGTTAGGAAGTTGATTTTTCTGTATTATATCACATCTCATTTCTCTTGTCAAGCACTTTGTCAAAATTTATTTTTATTGACGCTGTGCTGTTGACTATGCTTGCATTATATCACACTTTTATGTGTTTGTCAAGACCTATTTTTCAAATATTTTATTTACGAATAAAGAAAAGTGAATTTTCCCCATATTCTTCCATCTCATGTCTGTCAAGTAAATCTTTCTGTCTACCTGTGAGATGTGGATAGATATGTTCTCTAAACAACCTATAACAAGCTATTGATATTCCATTTCCACCTAAAGAAATTATTGGGCTTAGATAATATCTTTTTGTCTTTTTCCCCTCAAAATCCACAATAACTTCTGAAATAAGATGATTATCCTTGAGCCATTTCTTCACTTTATAAAATACAGTTTTACAAACGCATAAAAGATTCATAAAATCATCATCATTTGTAACAGGTGGAAAACATCTTTTATGTCTAAAACATATTACATTATCTTTATCAATATTTTGCATAATTAAGCACAATGCTCTAAAATATGTGTCATTCTTCTTACACACATCATTATAGTAATCCACACCAGCCCAATTTCTTGAACTATTTCTTCTATCCCAAAGTCTAAATCTTTTAGTATCACTATCCCAATAACCATATTCAAATTTATTCCACTTTGAAATAATCTTATCTTCATCATACATAAACATTCTCCTTTCAATGCCATATCCGCATATGCGGAATTTTTCTTACCTATATTCCGTGAAAATGAACACAAATTTTAGCAAAAAACTCAATAATACCAACGTCTATATCAATTCTTGCTTGTAAAGATGGTATATATAATAATACATCTTAACAAAAATCTATAGATATTATAGCATATTTATTTTCCAATGTCAAGAGAAATTTTTATAAATTTTTCAAAAATAATGCTTGACAATCTTTCTTTTCTGTGATATACTCTATATATAATAAATAATATAATATAAATAATAAAAAGGAGATATGGAAAATGAATAAAGAAAATAATAAGAAAAACACTAAGCATGATTATTTTATTAAAGCTAGAATAACAGATATATGTTACTGTAAGAGTGACTGTATAAATACTAAATGTGATAGAAATATAAATGGTTATGTATTTAACTATATGAAAAATAGAGATAAAGACAATATGTATTATTCTCTAAGTGAGTTTAGTAATAACTGTAGTAGTTATAAAAAGCCTAAAGATAAAAAGGAGGATAAATAAAATGTATTATTATTATAAATATTGTG